CCGACGCTAGGTTGTGCGCCCGCTGCCTGGAAATTGGAGATTCCCTCGCGCATGGCCGGAAGATTCTTGTCCGATCCACGCAGAAGGTATTTGATCGGCCGTCCGGCAGAGTCGAGAACATCCTTGGCGACGTTGACCGCGCCTTTCCCGATCGCAGACGCAGCGCCCGCCAATCCGCCGCCCTCACGAGCCACAGCGTTCGCCATCATCGAACCGCCCGGAAGGATGTCCGGGAACGGCATGTCGACAGACTGCACCTTCTTGCTGAAGTCGGAACGCGTCTCGCCAGGCTTCGGGCCGCCTACCTTGTCGAAGAAAGAGCCCTTGTCATACTCTTCCTGAGTCATCGGCTTTTCAGCCGGCGCTTTGGTGTCCGTGTCGAAATGAGAACGAACCGCGTCGAGTTGATCCTTCGGGACTTGAGGCGCTACGACCTGATCGAAATATTGGGAGCGAGCGGCTTCCTGCGCATCAGGCGCCAGCGCTTTGAACTCTTCACTTCCCGCCACTTCGGACCAAGGTTTAGCCATGAGATTCAGTTCCAGAGATGCGAAAAGTCAGCCCCGGCAGGAAGCGGAGGCTTATTCACTGAGGCTGTTTGTCCTTTACCGGGTAGCGGAGCGCCTTCAAGAGATTTGGTTTCGTCGGACAGGAATCGAGTATCGAAGTCCGTTTTCCCAGTCGATGTCTCGTACTGCTTCTTCAGGCCGCCGAGCTGACCGCTCAAAAGCTTCTTCGCCGTCTTGATGGCGCCACTCAACTGAGCGGGGCTGTTCGCCTCATTGAATGCCTTCGCCGCTTCCTCGCGATCTGAAACGCCGCCGCCGGCGCCGACCACCGCTTTAACAACTTCGTCCGAAACGATCTTTTTCGCCTCGTTAAAGTTCGTGGGCGCCGGATTACCGGTACGCGCCGCGAGGTTGTTTGCCAGTTTGTTGAAATCCGTCATGTTGCCGTTCTTCAGCGCCTTCCCGGCTTCGTCCAAGACATCCAAGTGAGACATGGCAACGTTCAGGGAACGGACCGTGTTTCCCTGCTTCCCGGTCGTGAATGCCTTTTCGGCAGTCGATTGCGTACCGTAGTCTTTGGCATCGAATTTCGGGTACTTCTCCTGGACGCGCGCCATCGTTGCAGCCATCACCGGATTTCGGAGAGCCGCGCCAGTAGGCGGCGCCATCTTTCCTGTCCCGATCAGATCGGCGTTTCGCTCGATCGTCGTCGGGTCGCCTTCGATTTGCTGCCTGCGAAGTCCGAGTTCCTGAGAGTGGTAGTTCTTCTCTTCCGAAAGACGACCGGCATTGATAGACGAGTTCTGCGCTTCGATGCCAATGCGTTGCTGCCCTTGATTTTCCTCAACGCCTTGATGCCTCTCGGCGTTCTGCTGCGTGTGGACTTTCAGCTCGTAATCCAACTGAGCACGCATGTTCTTGATGTTCATCGTCTTCGACCCGAACGTATTGGGGTCGAATTGATCCGGCATCCGCGCGAGTTCTTCCTGAGAAATCATCGGCGTTCCGTCAGGCATCTTCTGCTGAGCCATGCTCGATTTGATGACCGGGATATCGGCCGAAATAATCCGAGCGGCGTCCTGCGGCGGCATCTTCTTGTTCTGCACGAGGTCCGTGTATTTCGCCATCAGGACCGACATGTGATCGTCGACGACCTCAGCCTTTTTCAGTTGCGTTTCCAGTTGCGCCTTATCCGTCGTGGCCTTGTTCTTGGCCATTGTCGACTTAGACTCAGCCTGCTTCAGGAATTGGCCTTGGAGCGCCATAGCCGACTTCGGATCGGCCGCGCCTACCTTACTGACCAACGCAGCCTGACCTTCAGGCGTGCTCATATCGGCGCCCTGAAAGGCTTCCTTGAGCGCTCGCTGGCCTTGGAACTGCTGCATCGCTTCGCCGGTCTGAAGCGCCTTCATCGTAGTGGTGCTGTAGTCTTCCGGCTGCTGGACCTGAAGCGGAATGCTTGCGTCAACGGTTGCCATTTTTTATCCTTTACGATCCGGGAGGAGTCCATCCGGGTACGCCAACCGAACTGCCTCCGCCTCCGCCGCCTCCGAAAAGAGAATTCATCGTGTACATCTGGCTGATGTTGTTGAATGCGCCGGTATATGCGTTCGCCGATCCGACCTGTCCGGCTGCCTGAGCATTCCCCGCGCCGATCATGTTCGACCCGATTTGACCGCCTGTCGCCGTGAGCGTGTTTCCGATGTTTGCTCCCGTAGCGACCGTGTTCCCTGAAGCCGTACCGGCCGCGCCGCTGCCCAATCCGGCCATTTGCATGAGATTGCCGACATTCGAGTTGTAGACCGACTCAGCGTTTCCAAGCTGAGTTTGGTAGGTCTGCGAGGCCGCGCCCTGTGCGTAGTTGTTCAAGTCCTTCAGAGTCGCGCCAGAAAGCTGCATGCCGCGTGCAGCTCCGCTGTTCTCGACACCCTGAAGACCTTGCTGAAGCGCCCACTGATAACCCGGAGTTGCCTGGAGAGCAGCGGTCGGATCGGCACCGTTAAACCCCATCAAGTCCGATACCCGCTGCTTTGATTGGGCGCCAAACGAACTTGGATCGGCTTGCCCCGTAGAACCTGCTGACCCGCCAGTCGCGCCACCGTACACCGTACCAGGCTGAAACTGTCCATTGGCAGCAGTCGATCCCGGATTCGTGATCGTGTTCGGATCGACACCAATAGCTTGAAGCTGTTGGGTCATCTGTTGAGTCACGATCTGGTTTGCCTGCGCGCTCGAAAAAGGGTTCGGGTCAAACCCCTTACTTTTGTTCAGAGCGGTCAGGTTGTCGTATGCCTGCTTGTATTGAGGGTTAGAACTGTACAGAGATTGGTTAGGAATAATTCTTCCCGTTGGGTCTACGCTAAAAAGCGAAGTACCAGAGCCGCCATTCCCGCCACTTCCGGAACCCTGGCTCGTCGCCGCCGCTGCATACTGGCCGCTCGGCGCGATCTGAATCCCGAGCAGGTTTCCGAGTTGGGTAAGCGCCGCAGAACCCGCGTTGATCCAAGGCTGCTGGTTTGCCTGCGCCGCTTCCGATGCTTGCTGCTGCGCCGCAATCGATTCTTCGGATGCCTGAAGCTGAGCCTGAGACGCCTGAGACGCTGAATCAGCCTGGGTCTGCGCCGCGCCCTTCGAAGCCTGAGAGGAGATATAAGCACCGCCGATAGCACCGGCTGCTCCAACTCCTGCCGCAACTATTGCCATGCTCATGATTCATCCTTTAACCGGTTCAGTTGCTTGTTTTCAGTTCCGCCCAACAATTCCGAGTTCTTGGATTCAGTTAGTTCCTCTACAAGCTTGTCCAGATCGGTTTCCGTCGTAGCATGTATCGTAGTCCAAAACGTATCTTCGTGAGCATATCCGGCACGTTTTATGCCGGGTTTTGACGAGATGATCATGTGCTGATCGGTGATCCGCCTAACGCCTTCGTCCGTCGTCACTTCGATGTCGCCAGACACGATACACAGATGCTCGGTCTTGTGAACGGCGCCCGTCAGAACCGTTCCCTTCGGGATGAGCATTTTCCGAGCGTACAGACCCGGCGCGAAGTAATTCCAGATCGGGCAATCAACCTGCGGAAACTTCGTCAGTTCCAGTTCCAGGCGCTCGACCTTCTGCCGTGATTCGACGATCGCGTTCATACGACCGTCCCGGCGCCGTTGACCCACACAACCGGGCCTACACTCTTGACGTACACCGGATAGCCTTTCGTCGTGTCGAAGTAGCTCCTGCCGATCCAGAGGAATGATGTTGGTCGTTGAGCCGTCGTCCCGCTCTGCGTCATCGCGCTCAGGATGTTGAAAATCTGCTCGAAGAACGATGTCCAACTCTGTGAGAACGGCTTTGTGCCGTTTCCGAAGTCGTCGCCCGGTACGTTGTTGATCAGAGCCATTACTGTTTCCTTTCCCGCATGGACGCAAAGCCTCCGGTAATGACGAACTTAACCGGGTCGGTCATGGATATACGCAGTACGATGTCTCGCGCCGATCCGAGGCGCCGCTTCGTCACGCGCGGCCCCTTGTATTGACCGACCTTGCCGAGCGGAATCCACGCTTCCGTTCCGTACGTCCGGCCGCCATCCTTGCTCACCTGGAGCATGATTTGCGGGTTTGAACCCTGCCCCGACTGAAGACCAACACCGGTTTCCATGTCGAAGAAAATCTCGTCGATTCCGATCACGTTCATGTCTTGAACGATGTGTCGAGTCTGAGACAGACGCTTGATCGGCATTCCGTTATCCGTGTTCGCGGTCGGGTCGATCTTGTAGATGTTCCCGGTCGTGCCATCGCACGCGTAGACGGACTGGTTGAAGTTGACCGCCTGGCGCGCGATGTGAATCCCGCGCAATCCGACACCGGTCTGTACTTCAGACCAGAAATTCGTAAGGCAGTCGTACAGGAAGCTCCGGCCGGCAGTCGGGAAATTGATCTGGTACATCGGATGACCGTCGATCACATAGCTCAATGCGACCGCATCGGACACCACCGAGAAACTGTTGATGATGTTGGTGATATCAGGAGAACTAATATCAGTAGGCGTGAAGCCCTGCCCCATCATCACTTGAACCTGCCCCTGTGGATTCTGAGCAAGGAAAATGATCGTGTTATTGACCTTCGCACGGGACCATAGAGCCGCCAGACCGTACTCCTGTGCAGCCGAACGGAGCGGCGCATACGGGAACGTCGCCGCCCCGTTGTTCTGCCAGAACTCGACCGAACGCTGACCCCACAGGATCAGATAGCCGTGATCGTCGTCCACTGCGAGAAGGTTGTTCGGCGTCGCCGCCAGCGTTGCGAAGTCCAGACCATCCCACGACGTACCGTCGTAGCTCGCGCTCTTCCAGAACTGCCCCGTATTCGGCTTGTTGACGATAAAAAAGCCGTTATCGAACGTGACCGTCGTAGCGCCGTTCGGGAAATCCGTATCGGTGATCTTCCCGACCCAAGTCGTCGTGACCTGGTTGTAGATGTACCCATTGAACCCGTCGACAATCATCAACTGCGTGCCGTTGTCCACCATCGACACGATCCCGGACGAGGTATTCAGTGTCCCGATGGTCGTCACGGTGAAATTCACGTCGAACTGATACAGCGACCCACCCGCGACGACGTAGAGGTACTGGCCCATCACCCAGAAGCCACGGATGCCGGCCGACAACGAGCTATTAACCAGCGTAGTGCCGGGCGTTCCGTAAATGACGATGTTCGCTTTGTCGCTGTCGACCCGGATATCGTAATAGCAGTTCAGCCGGCGCTGAGCCGTAACCGTCAGGCTTTTGCCGGCTACGCCGCTGCCGAAGAGTGGAAGGAGCTTCATGGGGTTATCGGCTCGAATTCGACCAGCCAGCCGACGAATCATTACCCGGCTCGAAGTACATTGAGGTCGTCTCTGCGTATAGGTTTCGCGCGATACCGAGCGATTCCTCAAGGTTCTCTTTCATGTCTGCCGTAAAGGGCATGTTGAACATCGGCGCGATCTGCTTCGTCAGACCCCACGAAAGCGCCATCATCCAGCCGTCAGGGTATTCCGGCGTATCTGTCGGGTTCACGAGCGTCTGAATCGGCTCCATGTACGTGAAGTGAAGGTACTGCGTCACGTCCGACGTACCGGCCACATCCGTGTACAAGACACCGTTCACCAACTGTTGCTCGTAATAGACCGCTTGCGGGAGGGACAAATACAGAGGGTTCGCCTTCGACGGAAGGAAGTCGTAATCCTGAAGCGTCATGATGTTGACAGGCGTGTCGTTCAGACTGGAATCGCGCAGGATGGCCGTTTCCAGGTACTCGGGACGCTGCGCCTTGGTCGTGTAGTTGTACACGAACGCATTGGCCGACGCCTGGCTCGGGAGCGCCGCCAAAAGATTGATCGTCGTACCGGAAGGCGCACCACTTACCCGAGTCCAGAAGATCGCGCCGGAGTCGAGCGCAATTCCGATGTAGTCGTTCGCGCTTACGTTCGCAATCGGAGCCTGAATAGAAGTAGCAGCCGCCGCAGCCGTCGCAGTCGTCTGGCGTTGGTAGCTTTGATTCGTCCAGTTGTCACCGCTCGGCCCCAGGCTATATGTTCCGGTCGTCGAAGACAGGAAGAGGTCACCATGCTTGCGTGCCCACATCTTTAGGCCCGGCGCGAAGTCCGCCTTCCCCTGCCACTGCTTCACGAGCATGTTCAACTTTCGGGCGCAGTCAGTCGTTTCCTGAGCGGTCGGGACTTCGTTGTCGCCGAGCTTGCCAAGGTTCAGCATCGCCTCGCGGATAATGTCATCGCGGGTTACTGTGAGAACGTACTGGCCCGAAGTTGTCATGCTGCGCTCTTGAGTTTTGCGTCGATGATCGGTTTCGCCTCGTACCACAGGTCATCAACAGAGATGTCCGCCTGACACTTGGCCGTCCCGGTTTCCTTGTCCTGATGGCAGTGCGTCCAGCCAAAATGAAGTTGATGGCAAGGGTAACAAGCGGTATTTCGAGGTTCCAGAGAAACCGTATTGATCCAGTCTCTCGTCAGGTTCTCGACGCTGCTGTGCGACAGGAAGACGATTTTCGGGACCAGCATGCAGCACGCGGCGTTCAAGACGCCCGTTTCCGGGCCAATGACAAGGTCAGCCTGATCGAGGAACGCGAGCGACTGGCGGATGCCCCACTTCCCGCACGTCTTCACCACGCGCGGTTCGTTCTCCCATCCTGCCTCAAGCATGGCGCACTCCGGGCCGCCGACAAGCACGATACTGGCGTTAGGATAACTAAGCAGCACGCGCGCCATAAAAGGGTCGAGCGTGGCGTTCGTCTTGTGCACCGCAGAACCGGCGAGCGACCAGACGATGACGAAATCGCCCATCTTGTTGCGCTGCTTCTTCGCCCATTCCCGCTCGTCCGAGGTCGGGTAGAACTTCACCTTAGGCTTGTGCGGCACGCCGGCGAGCTCGTGCTGGAACTGTAGGTAGTTGTAGTTCAGCAACTGGTGACGAAGCTGTTTCGGCCACCGGTGAGCCGTGCGACCCGGCATCGCGAGCCACGTCCCCTCGACCGATTCAGACAGGTTGACGAACTTGTCGTACTTCTTCTCCAGATACGACCAGAACTCGACCAGATCGCCGTTCGGCACTTGGTCCTTGTCCTGCAGAATGATTTCGTCGATGTTCGGATCGTTCTCTACTACATCGGACCCCGGCTTAGTGCCGTACAGCGTCACGTGGTAGCCCTGCTCCTTCAGGCCCGCGAATACTGACGAGGCTTGCATCAGGTCGCCGAACGCGCCGTAACGAATCACCGCGGCAGTCTTGCGCGGCTTGTCCGTCTCCAGAACTTCGACGCACTTCTCGCCACCGGTACGCTTGAACACGAGGAACATCGAGTATTCGTCGCCCTCGTTCCGCTCCTGACGCTCGACCAGCCTCCATCCCTTGGCAACCTCCTTCATGGCCGCCACGATGTCGGACGGATAGAAGTCGTGCACGTGCGTCGGATTGGCGCCAGGCTGCCCGATGTTCGGGTAGAACCCCTTGTGCGGCAGGTACAAGCACAGATGGCCGTGAGGTTTGATCACGCGCCACCACTCTTTGAGCGCGGCCTTGTAGTCGGTCAGGTGCTCAAGCAGATGCGAACTGAAAACGAAGTCCATCGACTGCGAAGCGAACGCATCCAGCTTTTCGCACGTCTCGACGAAGATGTCAGGCTTGATGCGCCAGCCGAACGACTCATGGTCGCCGTTATCTACTCCGATGTAGTGCGGAAACGCCTTGTAAGGACCACAGCCGAGGTCAAGCCCCCGGCCCCTCGTGTATCGCACGAGTTCCCACCGGATTTTCGCCGCTTCGTTGCCGTTGCTTGTTTCCGAGCTCCATACCATTTTTCGTTCCTTTGAGGGTGAGAGTGTTTTTCGGCAGGATCGGCGTTCCGTCAGGCTTGTACAGAACGCCGTCTTGCTCGTATTTTGCGTGATCGTGCCCGGTGATGATTCCGTACGGGCGCTTCTTGTCCAACATCATTTCAACGCCTCCGGTTCGTACAGAGCCAGAAGCTCCTTTGCTTCTTCTACCAACTTCGACACAGGCTTATTCTTCCCGCGCCGTTTGGCCATGTAGTGGTTCAAACACAAGCCTAAAGATCGATGCTTTCTACCACACCCCGGAACTGAACAAATCTTCTGAGCACGGGAGTTTCTAGGAAGAAACTCGCCTGATTCATAGTGCTCCTTGGCATGGTCAGACTGAGATGCCAAAATTTCTAGGTTCTCCGGCCTGTTGTCCAATTTGTCCCCGTTGACGTGATGGACTACTTCTTTATGGTCAAGAGACCTACCCAACATACGCTCCGCAACGTCTCGATGCTCCGCTACCTGCTTACCTTCTCTGAAGACGAATCTGTATCCGTGAGTCTTACACACATGCCCAGAACCGTTTGGCGCCCGTTTCTGGGTGAGCGGGTCTCCCGTCCTTTTCCAGTTCATATAGTGCTTCGAGCACATTCCCCTGGCTTTGTTGGGAGACTCGCAACCATCAATTTCGCAAACCGGCCTTTCCTTACCTCTTGGCATAATTTACCTCCACTTAGGAAGTCTAATTATACCATTCTGTAACTACTCAGAGACGGTCCAAATAGTTGTTGCGCTCGACAAAGCCGTCGGCGTCACCGTAGAAGTGATCGCAGTGCTCGCCGGTGTACAGGTCGTCCGTCATACCCATGGCCTTCCCGGTCCATCCCTTGCGAAGGTTCGGTACATTCACGTCGTCGGTCACGTCGGTAGACCCGGCGTACCCACCCGATACGAACTTGTCAGCAGGAGACGAAGCATCGTAGCCAACCGGCAGGCAGTTGTATGCCGTCTCGTTGCGAACGGTGCGCTGTGATTCGAATGTGGTCCACCCTTGCCCGGCTTCTTCCTTGCCGGGAAGAGTGGTCTGGAATTTCTCTTGCAGAATCGGCATGGCCGCCTCTCCCAAAAAGCCGGGGACCGAAGCCCCCGGAAACTCTCACCGCAGGGAAAAACCTGTTATTCCGGGATGTCGCGCTCGCTGCCCCAGCCGTCGCCCTCGTAACCCATGCTCGTAATCTTCTTGAGCTTGAGATTGCGCTGGTCCGTGACTTCCTGGTTCGTGATGTCCATCCCCGGAGGCATCTTGTTGAACATGGCCGACTCACCGGAAGGCGTGCCCTTCTTGGTGATGTAGCCCGAAGTCTCGAAGCCGGGACGGTCCAAGGATTCGCTCTTGAGCGAGTCCATACCCTTGATCTTGCCGTAGCTGTTGTCCATGATCTCTCCTTACGCCGTCACGTTAGCGAGCGGCTGGAGTGCCACTTCGAACGCCACAGCAGCTTTACCTACAACGTCCGGGCCGCTCACCACCGAGATGATGTCGCCCTGAAGCAGGGTGATACCACCGGCAGCCGTCGACAGAGCCACGTTCGCCGTCGTTCCCGCTGCGCCCGTACCGAGCGTCGAGGTAGCGAGCGTGCTCGTCGCCGTGCCGCTGATCTTCAGGACCGAGAACAAGTGACCTGCTGCCGTGCCTGCCGTCGTAACGGTAAGCTGCGCCGACAGAGCCAGCATTGCCGTGAATGCCACGTACTTCCCGTACTGCGTCGTCGCCGCACCGCCCGCTTCCACCGGACCCGTCCCCATCCGCGTCAGATACGCGGGATGGTCGTAGGCCATATTCTTCGTTGCCATTTCCTACTCCTTAATCTGGTTTCGTGATCTTTAGCTTGGTCGTCGGAACCGGCGCGACTTTCGACTGATCGGCGGTCATTGAATTAGGCGTGATCGCTGCGCCGGCGAAGTAACCAGCGTTGTAGATAGCGCGCAGCGCCGCGAGGTGCGAAATGTCAATGTTGCCCTGATACAGCTTGTTCATGTCGTCGTTCGTCACGTCGGTTCTCCTAAACGATTTAAGCCTGAGAATCCCACTTGACGATGCGGGCGTTCGACGCGAGCGTGTGGACGATGCCAAACCCACCGAGGTAATACCAGGCGACACCTTTAGACCTACCGTAGTCAGTCGGGATTTTCCCGCGCATCTCTTCGGGCACCGCGATCGCTTCCGCCACCGTGTCGTTACCGAAGAAGAAAATCCAGTCCGACTTGCCGTTGGTCCACGTCGTCTGGGTTACCCCGTCCGTGCCCGTTCCCTTGGCGATATTCGTCTGCTCGACGTAGCGCACGTTTTCGTAGCGGCCGATCTCGCCGTTCATGATCAGCTTGAAACCGGTGTCCGAGTACTGGTGGATGGTTTCGAGGTTGTTCTTGAACGTGCGAAGCGTCGTCGGCCAAGCCAGCGCGTAGTAGTCGTCACCGATGTAGGCCGGAATGTTGCGTTCCTTCATCTGGTCGACGATCGACTTGGCATGAGCGTTGTTGTACGCAATGCTGTTCGTGCCGGTTACCGTGCCGTTGGTGTACAGCGTGATCGCCGCGGTATCCGTGCCGCCGACCGGGATCGCACGAAGGAGCGTCTGGTTGAATTGCGTCCATGCCAGGCGGTCGAACGTCTTCACCGCGTCGTTCTTCAGGACCTTCTGCACCAGTTCCATCACCGGGAACTTCGACAGGTTGTCGAGCTTGCCCGAGTAAGGAACGCTGTTACCGGCTTCGGTGATCGTCAACGTGCCCTGAACGATCGTGAAGTTCGTTTCCGGCATGGTGTTGGTTTCGGTCAACACCCCGCCGACGTTCGCCACGTCCGAGAACACGTCCCACGTGAAAATGTCGCCCTTCTTCTTGCCTTGCTGCGATGCGTCGCGCACGTCGCAGAACTGGCGGAACTTCACGAGCGGCTGAACCGCCATGCGAAGGACGTTCGAGAGCTGGCGGCTGTACATGAAGCCACCCAGCGAATTAACTGCCCATACTTGACCTGCCATGATCCTTTCTCCTTATCTGACCTGGCCCCGCGTCCTCGCCATTTGCGAGATAACGTCGGAGATTGACTCTTCGGGTTCTTCCTGTGCCTGAGACGCCACGCGGCTAGATGCCGGCGTGATCTGCGTCACAGACGCTTTACGTTGCTGCTTGTCGACGACAGCACCAGTTTTTCGGACACCGCCTACCCATTCCCTCAATTCGTTGCCTACAGCTTCGTAGCGGTCCCAATACGGACGGCCGTCGCCTTGCGCAACAAGTTCGGCATCCTTAGAAAGGAACGCCTGCTTTAGGATTGGATCGGCAAAGATGTCTTTGAACTCGTCCTGAACACGAGTCGCAGCCTGCTGGAAGGTCATCCGTTCGTCGATCAGCCTTGCAAACTCGTCCGGTTGCACGGATGGAGTCTTCAGCTTACGAATGGCGTGTACCGCTTCCTCTTCACTGCCCATTTGTATCGCGCGGACCAGCGCTAGGTCGTCTTCGACCGATTGAGCCGACGTGTCGGGAGATGGCGTCGGGTGTTGCTGTCTGATTGCTTCCGATCGTGCGCGCGATGCTTCGGCTAGGTACTGATCGGCCGATTCCACCTTTTGCGCGCGAGCAATAAGCTCTTCTCTCGTCAATTCTACAACTTTTCCATTGACTTTCAACTGAAATCGTTCGTCATCCTGAGGATTTTGAACGTGAGTGTCGGTCTGGTCGACGAACTTCGTGTGCGCGTCGTCCGGGATGTCCTCGAACTCGTCTTTCAGCGCTTCCTCGTTGCCGTCCGCGATCTCGTCGTACATCTTGAGCCGGGCCGAGTTGCGCTCGTCGATGGCTTCCTTGATCTGCTCGTCGGTCTGCCGTTGGTCGTCGTCTTCAATATCGGAGAGAGTCGTCATTATTCACCTTCTAGGAGGTTGGTTGCCTGCTGGCCGGCGACAATTGCATCTGCCAGCCACACTTGGAACTGCTGAGCTCGCCATACTTGGTTCTGCAACTGCTGGATGCGACGACGGCGCCACGGCGAGGTTTTGACGAGCAGAAGCATCGCCTCGCTTTCCTCTTCCTTCGCCTGACCGAGCAGGTAGTTGCCGAGGTCGGACGACAGGAAGTTCTCGACGACCTTTCCGAAGACGGCCGTTTCGAACAAAGACTCATCCATTCGCGCCTCCCGGTTGCGGCAGTTGCGGGACCGGCTGACCGGAGTGCGGGTCGATCTGTCCAGGCTGAGCTGGCGACATCATCGGAGACTGGATCGACATGAAGTGGTCGGCGAGCTTGCGCTGGTTGTTGCCCTTCTGCTTGAACGATTCTCGCAAGTTGCTGCCTTGCTGCTTCATCTGCTCGACGACAATCTTCGTCTTGTTGTTCTGCTCGGATACCTTCAGCTTGTTCTCGCCGGTCTTCTCCTGCATCTTCATCATCGCCATCTTCATTTGCTGCATCTGCATCTGCATCTGAACCTTTTCCGGGTCCTCGACGGTGAAGAAGCGCCGGCCGTCCTGATACCCGAGATGCCCGAAGATTTCCTTGCCGATCTCGTTCGTGTTGAACCCTGGCACGCCAGCCTTGACGATGTTCACGTAAGCCATCGCGCCGGTAATAAGCTTCTGAACCTTCGTGATCGGGTCGGTTGCGCCCATGCCGACGTTGATCTTCAGCGTCATCTCCTGATTCAGCATCTCGTCCGTCATCTGGTCGACGCCGTACTTCTGGAACATCTGCGCGCGCTCGGCAGCAATCCCCATCACCACGGCATCTGTCTCGTAATGCTGTTCCAGCTTCACCAGTTGGCGCAGCACGGGTTCGATGAACGTCTCAACGTAGGTCAGTATCAGATACTCGGTGAGCGTCCCTGCGGCGCCCTTGAGCATCGACATCCCGCCGACCGTCTCGTAAGCCTTCGCGTTGACGCTGATCGACTGAGGCGAGAAGTTGCCGGCGAGCTCGTCGTAGTCGACGTTCAGCCGGTCTTGCTCCTGATACGACGACGCCGTTACATCCGGCCAGTTGACCTCCTTGATGTCGCCTTCAGGGTCATCCACCATCGTGATGCCGCCCGGCACGTTGCGCACGATCGACGCCAGGTCGACGTTCCGACCGCGTTTCACGAACCAGCGTTTGTTCAGGACGAACTTCACGTTGTCCAGCCGCTGGTTGGCGATCTCGTTCGTCTCAGACTGCAATCCTTCTGTCAGTTCGGGGATACTCGACGGGAGAACCTTATGCGTCTCCAGAATCGAGCATCCAAGAACGTAAGGGCGCAGGCCGTGGAATACGCTTTCCTTGAGTGGACGAGGTTCGGAAAGGAGCGCAACCGTACCGAGGGTATAGAACTCCCAGTCTTCCCCCTCATGCCGGTGGATATGACGGAAAACCCACGCGATTTCATAATCGCTAATGGGCTTCTTATCCGACGACTGCGGGTCCTGACGGCCCGGAGAGCGCGACATGCGCGTCGAGTCGACCTTATTCTCTGACGCTTGCAGAATGACCGAATCATCGTATTCCCTCCACTCCGGGCGACCGGTCTTCTTGTCCGGGTTGCGCATCTTGACCTTGATGTCGCCGCAGAACATCGGGATCATGTGGATGATGTACGGGGACGATTCAACCGGGTTCATCCAGTCCGCAGCCGGATCGAACCGGATGTTCTCCAGCGGGACCAGATCAATCGCCGGCTTGTCGCAGATAACCTCGCCGCGGCTGTTCTCCTGATACTTCCAACTGACATGCGCACACACCGAGCCTTGCGTCTGCGCGTCCTGAAGCCCGCCCTGAACCACCTTGAACCAAGGAATACCGCCGTCCGTCGTCAGACGGTATTGCAGCAACTCCTTCATAACCGCAGCCGATGCCATCTGCTGCTGGTTAGACTGGTTCATGGCCGACACCGACACAAGGTCCATATTCGAAAAGAAAGCCGCAGCAGCAGCCGCTTCATTCTTTCGAATGATCGTTCGCGTCTTCGGGCGGTAAATCTTGGAACGCTTGTCAAACTGTGGTGAGTTGTACTTAGAATCGAGCGGATGCTGATTGTAGAAGGCGCGAATCGAGTCCTCCCACTTCTTGCGATAGTTCGTGTCGACGTAGGTTGTCGAGAAGGAGTACGCCTCGCGCGCCTTCCGCATCCAGGCGCCATCTTCCAGCCCCGAACCCTGGCCGTCGTCTTCGTCGACACCGATCTCGCCCATTGCCGAATCGCTCTGCCCGCCCGTAGGCGCGTGGATGTGCGGCTGCTCGGGAGTCTGAAGGACTGTCACAGCATGTCTCCACGGAAGAACCGCATGTCGGCGCCTTCGAGATGGCTAGGCGGCCGGCCGTCCCACTTCCCGTGCCGCGGCAGTCCGAGGCGTTCTAGGAACTCGCCACCGCCTCGAATCGTAAGTTCACGCAGCGTCGTCGGGCTCGTCACGTCCTTCTGGTTGATGAAGTAGCAGTATTGCCCGAACGGCTGACTCGTGAGCAGGCTGATCCACACGGAGCCGTCCTGCGCGTTCACAATCCACGGATGGCCCGGATACTCCTTGCAGAGCATGTCCGTGACATCCTTCGCCCGGTCCATATCCTGGATGCCGTCGTGGTCCGCAATGATGAGTTCGTGATCCATTTTTTACCCGAAAAGAATTGCGCCGCCACCGTCAAGGCTGACGAATCCCGGCTGATCCGGGTAGTTGTTGTCGACTTCCATTTCGAACCAGTTCACGATGCCAACGCCGTAGATACCCGTCGTGTAGCGATCCGTGCTGTCGAACTTGCGACCGTTGCTCATCTCGTACGCTACATCGGGTCGTGCCCATTCAGCCCCCCACATGCGCTCTACCTCGTCCTGCCATGAGTACGTTCGCGTCGTGACGGGGAAGCCGAGTTCGGCAGGGATCGGATTAGCCATGTCGTCGCTCGTTGTACTTCAGGTTAAGAGTAGGCGTTCCAAGGCTGCGCAAAGACCAGCTACGAATCGTGACGCCGCTGGTGTACGTGCGCCGATACGTCGCCCAATAGTAGCCGTGCTTGAAATAGATGTGAGGCTTCGCAGTGCCAAGTTCTTGGGTCATGTAAATTCCGGCTCAAGGTTGCTCATGTCGACAAACACAGGCGGCTTCGGATCGCAGTCGTATATCCGGCTCACCGCGTCCACGAGGTCTTTAAGGCCCCCGTAAGGAAAATAATGGGCCTGTAGCTTAAACTGGTCGCTCAAGTCGTAAATATTACCATTCTCGTCCTTCCGGCGAATCGCGACCGACACCAACTCGTCCCGCCCTTCGTCCAAGATTCTGCGCTGCCGCGACGTAATCGTCTTCTTCGTCGTCGGGTACGGCAGATAGAACTTGTGATTGCGGAAGTCCGGGCCTAGACGCTGCACCCGGTCTACCTTCGATCCATCCCCATCAGACGGCCAGCCTAGCTCGATCACCTCGAAGGTCGGGCCCTCCACTTTCATGCGCTCCTGAAAGTAGTCCAGATCAGCTTGAGCGCCGAACTTCTCGTATCCCACCCGCACGCCCTGCACGCCTGGCTGTCTGAGCCACCGCGTGTACAGGTTCTTCATGTGCGACCAGCGCTCGCTCAGGTCCATCTTGTGGTTGTACCCGTCGAGCAGGAACTTGTTCATCGCCTTGTCAACACCGACGACAGCCATCGCGGTATTAGCCGAATCCTTCTTCTTGGACCGTGCAGGATCGATAAGGATATACACGTTGAGAACTTCCGGGCGGACCTCGTACACCTGAAGGTCTTCCACGTTAAACATGCGCTGGTGCCCAGCCAGCGGATTCTGAAGCATCTGACAACTGACGGTGGCTTCACCCTGATCTCGAACACGGCGGTCCCACTCCTCTTGACTCAGCAACACCGGCTTGCCGTCGATCTGCCCGTTCTCGGTCGCTGCGTACAGCCGCGGCTTCACCGAGCCGCGCTTCATCATTGCATCGTACGTATCAGCGTAGCTATACCGAGTTCCGACATACCAGCGGCGGCCGCCAACAGTCCCCAGGTTGTCAGATAGTTCCCAAGCCTCTGTCGTCTTGGCGATCTGCTCGGGGGTAGACACAGACTCACGAGTAACGACATCGTCGTAGATAAGCATACGAAAATGCTTACTAGTAGGTTGACCGTCAACAAGTCCATGGGCTTCTACCGTCGCTTCCTTCGGGTTCGTACTGCGCTTAACGATGATTCCGCCATCCAACGACCAGCTCGGCGCCTCGCGTTCCGGGTTCTCATACAGCACGTCCGGGAAAGCAGCTTTCAGAAGCGAGTTGCCTTCGAACTCCCGCTTGATCTGTGCGAGGAAGCCTTTCGCAATCGGCTTCGTGTGGCTGAATATGCCGACCGTGACGTTCGGGTCCTGCAAGATCGCCTGAATTCCGCCTCCGATCGTGATGATCGAACTCTTACCGTGCTCGCGCGCCCACAGGTCCAGGAACCCATCCGGCGCCCTCTCGACCTCCCTACAGCGCGCGTAGAGCCACGGGTGAAGCAAGTCCACGCGGTTCATCACCTTCACGAGCAGGTAGAACCGATCCGTCAGCGACAACGCCCGAATGCCGGCGAGGTCCGTGCCGCCCTGGTCTATCTCATCCCAGAACTGCAACACCTCGCGCATCGGTAAATCCCAGTGCCGAGGTGAATTCTTCTTCTCAGACCCGCGGGCGTCGAGCATTTTTCACTCGCCACGTATCTTTTTAACAAGCGATTCCGCCGAAACGGTGAGGATCGCCAAAGGATTCTCGACATCGCCCGACACTTCCACCTGCTGTTTCGGCTTGCCGTCCACGCGGTCCAGTAGCTCGCGCATGGCCATCATGTCGCCGTCTTCGGCTTTCTCGATCATCTTCTCGACGATTGAGCGCAATTTGGCGCCGTCGTTGGCCATCAGAGCGCGTTTAATCACGCCCTCGAAGAGCTTCCCTTTCGCTGCAAAAGTATTACCCTTCGGCGCTGCCATTATTCTTTCCCTAAGTTATTGATTTTTCTTTCTGTTTGTGGTTGCGAATTCTACGGTGTACTGAAGATTTCTAACCTCGAAATATCGCTTGCACGTCTTCACTGATATCTTTACATATAGCTTTCGTGGAACGGTTGACGTGAAGATTAGGTCGTCGCCCCGGTACTGGTCGATTCTCCACCCATGCGATGTTTTGCGTATCTGGATGGAGTTCATGATTAGTTCGTCGGCGTGGTTGCCGTGCTCAGGTCGGTTGTGTCCGATGTCGGCGCGGTTTGCAGAATGGCGTTGACTGATGCGTTCGGGTCTGAGATTGACTGCTGCGCATCTAGTGCGGCTTGAAAGACAACGCGCAGGCCGGCGTAGTGCGATACCTGCACGCCTTGCACGTACATGGCGTCTAGTTCTTGGTCGGTCGGATAGAGCATATTTGACATTTCTTCCTCAGAAGTGTTTCTCGCTCGGTTCGCAGCAGCGCTCGGTGTACATCTTGCGAGCGCACCACCAGCAGCGGTTCATCAGTCTAATCTTCCCAAGAGGCAGAATAGTAGCGTCGTCGGTTTCGGTGCCTCTTTAACCTTTACCGGAAGCAACGGACTTTCGATGAACCTGAAATCCTCGATATGCTCGATTTCCATCGGAAGACCGGGTTTGTCGGTCCATTCGATCTCCATCAGTCATCCCCCGAGTAGCCCGAGTAGCCCTGATACCCGGTGCGCGGTCCGTAGCCGGTCTCGTCGCTCAGCAGATACAGCTTGAGACGCGCGGGAACGTCGCCGTTTGTCGACCGAACGAGCGAGCCGTCGAAATCCGGGTCGCCTGTAACGATCGGCGTGGTTCGCCAGTCCTTCGGCGCGCATTCGTGATTCGGACGGTTTTTAAACTTAAGCATCGCTCGTTCCTCGGTTGCCGAGATTATAGTCCGGATTCCGAACTATTCGCATACTCTAGTTTAACAGAATTCGCAAGGTGGAATTCACGGAGTAGTTCGTCCTCGACGAATTGAGCCGTTGCGGCGAGTTCTCGCCCTGCTCTTACTGCTCGTGCGTGGTCGCGCATCTTTACCGCCTGTTTGACCGACGCCAGGTGCTTTTCGAGTTCGGCGAGCCAGGTGATGCTGTTCGATTGTTTGATGATCACTTCCTTCCCCCATAAAGTCGTTCGATCGTTGCCGCGAGGCAATCTAGTTCGCTTACCTTCACCACTTCCCACATGCGCCGCTGGCCGTGGATTCCGTTGAAACTTCCCTGATGGCAGTCTTTGCAGAGCGGGATCACGCAGAATCCTGGGCTTTTCCTTCCTGGCGTGCGGCCGGCGAGAATGTGATGCGCATCGCTCGGGCCATGCGTGCCACATACGGCGCAGTCGAGTTCCTTCACGCGCGCAATGTGAAGTCGTTCGGCCGCGGCTGTCATTCCTCGCTCCCGGAAAACCTCACCTCGTTGTCCGCTGCCCATGCCGTCACGTACTCAATCAGGCTGTTCAGCCGCTTCACGCCCATCTGCGCCGACGATTCCCGGATATTCACGAATTCGCCTTCCAGGCCCGGAACGATGTCAGCGCCCAGCCCAGTCGCCACGGCGTGACCGGATATGAAGATCACCTTCCATTCGGCTGCTGTCCTCGGCATGCCGTGGAAACGTGCCTGCCGTGCGATGTCAGCGAACATGGCGTGCAGCTTGGCGTTCTGGTCGAGCGTGCGCGTCTTGGGCTTCACTTCCACCACATACCCTGACGGCGCTCGCGTGACCGCTCTAACGGCCATCTGACGAGCCGTATCGTGGACGAGCGCGAAGAATTGGCGCTCGCTCATTCCGGCTCCTGCATCGCCATCCGACTAGGCAACACACGCATTTCCACCGCCGGCCCGTGCGCCTCAAGCAGCGCGACTTGCGCAGCTAACCACGTTCTCCAATGCGCTTCCTTCACCGAAGCCAGAAGGCAACCGCCTGCCTCCCGGTAGAATTTCTCGAATTGCTCTCTTCCATTTAACACGCTCATTTCGCTTTCCTCGTCAGTCCACGCCACCGGTCCATCTCATAGATGATCGGCGCCCGAAGCATGTCGCGATCGCTCAACCGAAAGTCGCCGAGCTTCCAGTAGTAGCGGCGGTTCTTTTCGTCCGCTCCGTTCTGGTAAATAATCTCCACGTCGTACCAGCCTTCGCGGATAGGCGGCGTCGCGCATGGGATCCATTCGGTCAGGTTCATTTCTGCTCCGGTGCGGGCTTGGTCCAGTCGCGGCGCTTGATGCCGAGTGCGATCCAGAGCGGATCGAAGTTTTCCGGGATCATGCTGCTGCCTCCTCGAAATCACGCAAAGCCATCGATTGCTGATAGACGCGGCTTTCGTATCGCCCTTTGCTCAGCTTGGGCGGCTCCGCGTCCATGACCTGCGCCATCGCTACACCGAAAACATTGCCGATCATCTTGCCTTCCTTCATCCGCTTATTTACGTAGCGCGTCCGGTTGTATTCCTTCTTGGTCTTCGGACCGGGGCTGATGGCGT